ATGAGCAGTTTAATGTCTTTGCTCAGGACATCTAATTAAACTAGTAAATTAATACCAGCCCTTTTTCTTGAATGCACCCCATGCTCCACAGGGGGTCTCGTATCTATGCTTAATATACTTTAGACCCCATTTGATTTGTGTTTCTGGATTTGTTCTCCAATCTGCCCCTGCACTTGCCATTTTCTTTCCAGGCAAGGCTTGTGGAATTCCATAGGCACTTGAAGTTGGGTTGTCAGCAGTATGCCTCCACCCACTTTCACGATTCCATAGATTCACAAGGCAAGAGTGCTGGTCTTCGCCCCAAGAGTATTTAGACTCCATATAGGACTTTGCAAAAGCTTGATTAGCTTTAGCAGCAAGAGAGTTAGCTCTCTTGGATCTAGAAGCTTTTTCATTACCTCTAGTTTTTTCTTTCTTCTTTTCTTTATCATATGTTGCAAGTTCAGCAATCCTGATACTTCTATCTTGATTTATTATACTTGCTACATTTTGCGGTGCATTAGCACTGGTCTGACTGTGGCTTGTTGGTAGGGATGCAATTGCAAGAACCGCAACAAGGGCAATCGGAACCAAGGTTCTGATACGCATTATTCTAGAATACCACTAATACTTAATAAAATCAAGTTTTTATTATAACAAAATGATAAATAGTTTTATTAAATACAAAAGCCCCTATTTCTAGGGGCAATTGTTAATTTGATATATTAAGATGCAAGAATCTTAGCAGGATCAATGTCTTTACCTGCACTCCATCTAATATTATCTCTCATTTCAAAGTGAAGATGAGGACCTGAAGAGTTGCCTGTATTACCAGACTCAGCAATATGCTGCCCCTTCTTTACTGTGTCTCCAGCCTTAACTAGAGCCTTTGAAAGGTGTGCATAGATTACCCATCCACCCTCAACTTTCTGGACTAACTGAGTGCCATAGCTGGCTCCCCAGGTAGCATTTTCAATCTTGCCATCAGCAACAGCAACAATGTCTGTTCCAACTTTGCAAGCATAGTCTACGCCTGTGTGATAGCCTTTGCTCCACATTTTTCCAAGCTTCTTGTAAGGTGTTGTAACCTTACCTCCAACAATTGGTGAACCCATTTGAATCATTTCCTTTTTTATAAAATAAGGGAGCCCTTTGGAGGACTCCCCTACTCTATTATAGCCTACTTACTATTCTGCTTTCTTGTCTACTGAACTAAATGCTGAATTAATTTCTTTAGCACTTAACTTGCCATCATCTAGAAAAGCTCTAGCAAGTTTTTCTACTACCGTTGCAACTCCAAGAGTTCCAGCCATAATTACGGCTGTTAGTGTATCAATTCCAACTAAAGAACCTGCACCAATGATTGAAAGTCCAGATGCAGCAAATACTGCAACTATTCTAAAAAATATGTTCCAGACATTTGTTACTGATGTTGATCCAATAACTTCTTCTTTATTCTTTGTCATTTTTTTCCTCCTCTTGTTCTCTGAATTTCATTGAAAATAACCATATGATTACGCATACTACAATTGCCCATCCTACTACTGTTTTAGCAGACCCATCAAGGACTGCCCATGCTACGAACATACCAAGAAGGGTAAATGTTTGGTTTAGTGTTTCACGAAACTTATCTTTTAACCATTTCTTCATTATCTTATCCTCCCTGTTATTAAATTAGTTGATGCTATTAATTGTCCAACAATTACAGAAGCAACAACTACAGCTTGCGATTCTTTGCGTTGTTCTGGTGTCATGTCTGCACCAACATTAGCAAAAGCTTTTAATGCCTTACCTGGATCAGTTAAAACTGTTAGTAGTAATTCAGAGGGATTTTCAAACATCTCAATTGCATCCGCAACTTCTGCTGTAAGAATAACTCCGTTATCTAACATAACTGGCTGATCTGGTGGCAAATCTTCATAGTCAAGACCTGATGCTTCAAAGTCTTCAAAAGATATTGCATCCATTGGACCATACTCTGTAAGTAGTTCATTTAAAGCAGCTGATTCCTCTGCTGTTAGACCATCTATGATATTATTATTAGATGGAAGATCAGTGGATGAAGGACTTGGATCAGGAGATGGACTCTCATCTGAGTCTGGAACTGATGGTTCTGGAGATGAAGTCTCTGGCTCAGGAGTTGGGGATGGAGTTACAACAGGTGCTACAGGCTGCAACGGAGATTCTGAGGGACTTAAAGAAGGAGTTGGAGTAGGTGAAGAAGTTTCTGAAGGTTGCACAACAGGTTCTGACGGCTCTGGGCTTGGCTCTGATGGCTGGGGTGACGGTTCTACTGTTGGCTCTGGTGATTCTGACTGCTGTGGCTCAGGGCTGGGCGTAGGTGTTGGCTGAACTGGACATTGTTCGTTCCAGTTTACAGATGTTCCATTCCAACACTCAACTAATGGTGGAACTTGTGGACAGGATTGATTCCAAGGAACCACCTCATCGTTCCAGCAAACTACATCTGGTGGTGTAGGAGGGCAAGTATCTCTCCAAGTAACAGAAGACCCGTCCCAACATTCAGTAGGGGCTGGTTCTGTAGGGCAAGTGGTAGGAGAATAAACCGTACTACCATCCCAACATTGAGTTGGAATTGCAGGTGGTTCTGTAAAACTTGATGGGGTTGGTGCAGGTTCAACTTCAACTGGAATTCCTCCGTTGCCAACGTCAAAGGCTGCTTCCATAGTTACAACTGGCTGACCATACTCGTACCTAATTCCTCTTCTTGCATCTCCTGGAAGGTCTGTCATTGTAGTAATTTCACCATGCCAGTTACCATTAGTAAATTTATTTACAACCAATCTAATTTGAGTTAGTGGACCACTTGATTGTGGAAATGGGCGAACTGACCATTCTATACAAAAAGAGTTTTGATTATATCCGTATGAAGTATATGCACCTTCTCCAAAAGATACCCAGTCTCTACCTGCTACAGAAACAGAAGGGGTCTGAGGGTAGTCGTGAAAAGTTCCATCTGGCTGACCAAAGGTTACAGTTGCATTAGTACTGTAATAAATTCTATTATATTCTGTTGGTCCAAGCTTTAAAGAAAAAGGCAATAGCATTTCAAATGATCCATCGTCATCACCAGTAATAGTAGACATATTACAAGTAAGAGGAGTATTTGCTTGTGTAATTGGAGATGCTAAAAACATCGTACCAATTAAAATCATTGGAATTAATAGTAGGTAGGAAAAGATTTTCTTCAATTTATTGCATAGACTCCTCGTTAGACGTATCTAACAAATCTATTATATCATTACTAATAAACTAATTAATGGTTGTTTCAGGCATAAAGTCAGAAAAGTCTGATGGATATTCTGCATTAGGTGTCCACATTTTAAATTGTCTTATGTCAGAGTTATATGTTTTACTTCCGCCAACAATTCTTATTTGAACAACTACTGGATGCTTAGTTACAATGTTCCAACAATTAGATGCAACAAACTTACTTCCTGGCTTATCTGTAAAGAAGTATGTATTTGTTGCACTAGGATCATTTGGTCCTGGAACTATTCTAGTTATTCTTAACTTAATATATGAAGGCTTTTTCTTTCCCTTTGTATCAATACCAGCTTGATAACAAAACAAAGATCTTTTTCCATTACCCTGAATTGCTGTTTTTCCACCATCAAATCTTAAAGTTGTCCACTTACCCTTTTTAATTGTTTGATTACTTTCCGTCTTGTATCTTATAGAATCTGAAGAAGCATTTGCTGGTGGAATATAAGAAAAAACTAAGACTATTGAAAATATAAAGGCTAAAAACTTTTTGTGCATCTATCTAGTTTATCATAAATAAAAATTAGACAGTTTTACGACTTGTCTAGGTCGTTTCCCATCCTAAGGAAATCTATAGATCTCTAGGAGGAATTCTTCTATTTTCTACTGGAAGTAATTTTCCAATATGCTTTGCATTGATGTCTTTCCTAACCCAAGTTTGCCCATATCCAAGTCTTTCTGCATGGTTTTGAAAAGTTGGATCGTCACTCAAATTTTCTATAGCATTATACCCCCAAGAAAGGTCATAAAAAGCTGGAGAATTTACTAATAACATTCCAGCAGTATTCCAATGCTCTTCTATTCTTGGATTTTCATTTATAACTTTACCTTTTAAACCATAAGCTGGTACGTTTACGCTTACAACTGGATGATCTATTTCCATCATTTTTTCAATAATTTCTACATTAACTATTGTATCTGAATCAACATATAAAATTGCATCATAGTTTATTGCACCCTTATTTTCTTTTGAAGAATTTTCTCCCCAATGATGTCCTGACATTTTTCTATGTCTTTGTGCAAACTCTCTAATAAGATTTCTACCAGTTTCAATTCTTATCCATCTATTATAAGAGGTAACTATACTTTCCTTATCATTTATTGAGTACGTCCAATACTCTCCATCTATATCTTTTAGTCTATCTATAATTTCATAAAAAACTTGTTCTCCTCTAGAGTCTAACTCAAGAGCAGCAAAAAATTTTGCATTTGGAAACCTTTCCAATATTTCTTTACTATCTTGAATCCAGGCAAGGTGTTCTTTTCTGTCAACTTTCCATCCAACGAGCGGTGTACCAATAACAAAGTGCTTGTTATAATCTATTTCTTTAAACATTTCTGCTCCAAATAGCACTATTTAAAAATGAATCAAGATCTATGCTGCACAACACAACTCCATCATCATACTCTGAATATGTAAAATATAGTTTTCCATTATGAACTTCGTATCCTGTGCAAAATTCAACTCCAGGCTTGGTAAAATAAAAAGGATCAGAAATTTTTAAATTCCAATTATCATCCCACTGAGCTATAGAGTGCCAGTAAGCATTGTTAGCTCTTCCATGAACGATTGAAGTTTTAATCCCATCTATGTTTATAATTCTTGGACCACCATAGACTGGTGTGTTTGTAACAACCTTATCATTATAAGCCTGAGCCTTCCTTGTTTTTGTGTCTAAAATTCTTGTTGGTAAAACATCAATAACAAAATAAAGATTATCTTCATTTACATATGGCATCCAATTTTTACTCATCTTTCTATTGAGTGGGTCTACAAAAACTTCACACTCATTAGTTTCAATATTTACAAAAGCATTTTTTTGACTTCTGCCTCTTAAGTTAAAAGGAATGTCTCCAGAAAAGAATAGTTTGTTTTTCCATTCAAATATTCTAGGGTCTTCCATTCCAAGTGTTCCATTTTTTACTTTAGGGAATGTAACATTTATCTGCCTTCTATTTTTTATAGCTTCGTCAACTACTCCAACATGAACAGTGCTAGTAAACTCTGGATGTAAATACATTTTTCCAATATGTTTGTGACCTCCTCTAACAGCATAGTGAAGTTCATTTTCAAAAGAGATTAAGCTCATGTTAAAATATAAATCTTTTTCATCGTACAATAGTTTGGTTTCAGAAAAATTAAAGTGGTGTTTTAACGGAACAAGGGTTTTTCTAATATAGTTTTCATTTAAATTGTTTACAACATTTTTTCCTGTATTATCAAATAGCATATATTAACCTAATACCTAGCTAAATAATTCCAAAGACCGTCAATTAAAACTATGTCTTTATACCCATACGATTTTAAGATGTCAAATGAACTTGCTACTGGATAAGAAAGTCCAAAACTTTCAGCCATTTCTTTTGAAATAACCTTGTGATTAGACTCAAACAATATAGTTGGCTTAAACTTTTTTATTGTTTGTTCTGCCCCCATCAAAACAAGTGGTTCAAAGCCTTCAACGTCAATTTTAATATAGTCACACTCAGTAAGATTTAAACTATCAACAGTAAGGGTTTCAATTTCTTCTCCACCATTTCCTACCTGTAGCCCACCTAAATTAAATCTTTTACCAGTCCCATACTCAATAGCTTTTCCAACATTATCACCATCAAGAACGGACTTGCTCATGCTTGATTTAATTGCTACATTGGCTACCCCTTTGTTATGAGCAATAACATCTTTAAAAGAGTTTTTAGAAATATTATGCTCAAGTAGTTTGAACATTTCTGACTGAGGTTCAAAGCAGTATATTTTACAATCTGGATTTATATGCTTATATAATACTGTATGAGATCCAGCGTGGGATCCTATATCTAAAATAGTTTTACTAGACTTAACTACGTCCTGCAAAAATTCCATTACAAAGTCTTGTTCATAAACTTGTCCAGCATTTAGGCTATCTGCAAATGCCATATCATTTTTAAAATAAGACATGTATCCGTATTGAGTATTTTTTTCTACTAAATTATTCACTGCCAACAAATCCTGTAGCTACTACCGTTACTAAAATTCCGTCTTCTAAATCTTCATCTAAAACTGTTCCAAAAATAATATCAGCATCTTCGTGTGCCTTATCTCCTACAAGGGATGCAATTTTATTTACTTCTTGCATCTTTATTTGACCAGAGGATGCGATTGAAATTAGGACACCAGTAGCACCATGCAAATCAACATTAAGAATAGGGCTAGTAATTGCTTTATTACCTGCAACTTCAGCACGATCCTCTCCCTCTGCGTATCCAATTCCCATAAAAGCAGAACCAGCATCTTTCATTACCCTTTTTATATCTGCAAAGTCAATATTAATTTGACCAGGTGTAGTAATTAGATCTGAAATACCTGCTACTGCTTTAAGAAGAACGTCATCAGCCTCTTTAAATGCATCTTCCATAGAAATATTTGGATCAAGCATCTGAATTAAATTTTCATTTGGAATAACTATAAGGGTGTCAACTTCCTTACTAAAACTATTAATTCCTTCTAAGGCATTGTTCATTCTTTTCTTTCCCTCAAATGCAAATGGGGTAGTTACAACGCCTACAGTTAATGCACCAGCCTTTTTAGCACAGTTAGCAACTATTGGAGCAGAACCAGTTCCAGTTCCACCACCCATTCCAGCAGTTACAAAAACAACGTCTGCACCATGAACAACTTCGGATATTTCATTTACACTGTCTTTTGCAGAAAGCCTACCAATGTTTGGATCTGCACCTGCACCAAGACCACGAGTTCTATCTTTTCCAATATCAATTTTTACATCTGCTAAGCTTGGTAGAAGTGCTTGAGCATCTGTATTTATTCCAATAAACTCTACTCCAGACAGACCAGAAGTGATCATGCTATTAACGGCATTTACTCCACCGCCACCGCATCCTATTACCTTTATGTCAATTATTTTATTCATATAAGTATTATACCTTAACCAATATCCTTTTTTAATTCTGCCCACATTGTTCTTGTATCTTCTATTTTCATTATGGCATCAAGGACTGTCATTTCCATAAGTTCGTCTACGTCCATGCCAATTTTTTCTGCAAACCTAATCATCTTTGTAAGAAACATTATCTAAAACTATCCACTGAAATATAAAGAGATTCTGCAAAGGATGCATTTTCTACCGCAAGATCAACTATGTGAGACTTCTTGCTCTTATCTCCAAGTTGTCTTGTAAGTAAATATGACTTTAAAGCTTGAGAATATTTATTAACAAACTCATCTACTGTGTATAAATTGTTTTCATAAATTATTGTTCTTGCATCTTTTACTTCTTTTTTATTTTTCATTCAACATTGTCCTAACTATTTCAAGAGCCATAGCGACACCATGAACTGGTAATCCTAATTTGACTCGTTCGTCTCTAACATATTCTATTCTACTTTGCACAGAAAGCAAGGTGTTTCTTTTAACAAAACCATTAATAGCTTGAAGCTCTCTTACCTGATCTTTATAATAATAAACTTCATCGCACATTATAGTAGGTCATCTGTTAAGTGCTCAAACTGAGGCAGTGGTTCAAGGTTATCAAAGAATGCCATTTGATTATGAGGAGTATAAAGATCCACATCTTCTTCATAGTCATCCCATACTGCTGTATACATATCTGCATAGTCATACAAAGGCTTTTCAACCTTATGCAACAGGATTAACATTTTATTTGCAAACCAACGAACTATTGGTCCAGCATCTTTTTCATGATGTAATTCAAAATCCATTTAAACTTCTCCCTTGATTTCTTTGACAATATCATTTAAAGATTTTCCTGTTAAAATCATTTTTAATTTATCAAAGGCACTAGGGTTAATAATATCATAGTTCAGAATTACTTTTGGTCTGGCATATCCCATAGGACATCCTGGACTAATTTCAGCAACAGGCTCTCCAATAACCATCGGGTTTGACTTTGCAACTATAACAGCCATCTCTGCTGCAAGGGCAATGTCTGTATCGTTTTCGATATAGTCTGAATACTCTCTCTTGCTTATTCTAACTTTCATCTAAAGTTCCTACTTTTTCCATCTGATCTAATAGAGCTAATTCTTTTCTTTAAGTACTCATCTTCATGCTGTAAATAAAAATGCACAAATAACTTTTCATATTCTTTATCATCAAGAGTTCCATTTTCTTCTTGGTACTCTTTCAACATTTGTTTAATTTTTGCAACTAATGACATTAAAAAACTCCTGTTTCATTTTTGTGTACTGTCTTAATGTGATTGATTAAATCTAGTATGTCTATAAACATTTCTTCACACATATAGCATTGATTAAATACTTCTTTTTTATCAGACATTAAAACTCCAAAGGTAGAACTACAACTGGGGTAAGTTCTCCCATCCAAGCACCAAGGCAGTTGTAAGAAATGTATTCTACTGCCTCTTCATATTCCATGTCATCTCTGTCCATTAAAACATCTACCATTTTTTGCCACGAGTATGTTGCAAGAGTTGGCTGACCACATCTTAAGGATAGTCCTATAAATGCTTCTTCAAAACCATCCATTACCATAACTTCTTCATCTATATATGAAAGTGCTTCTTCAAGTTCTTCTTTATTCATTACCATCCACCTAAACAATCATCTGAGTGAGTATGAATCCAGAAATTACCTTCCATGTGTTTTTTGGTTGGAGCATAAAGTTTTTCTCCACATGCACTACAATCAAATGACCACTCTTCTGCAAAGAAGTCGTATTGAAATCCTCTATTCTTTAACATACTATCCTCCTGTGCTATAAAAGCCTTTTCCTTTAAATTGAATTCCACCTACACCAAAAATTCTTTTAATGTTACTACTACAATCTGGACAAATTATTGGATCAGGGTCATTCATACCCTTTACCAACTCTTTGTTATCCTCGCATTTTTCACATGCATATAAATATACTGGCATTAATCTACTTTACCAGAATTCTTTAAAAATGTCAAATCTCTCTTCCATTCAATTAAAAACTTTTTATTTTTACTTCTGTTGCAAAAAGCACAGGCTGCAACCAAATTTCCTATTCCATGAGTTCCACCACGGCTGATTGGAATAACATGATCTATAGTAATTTTATTTAATGATCCACAATAAAAACATGGTGAGCTATACAACCTTTTTAGTTCTTTTCTAAGTATTTTAAAAACTCCATTTTGATTTACTTTAGCTCTGCGACCATGAGCTTTATCTCTATACAACTCATGATTATTTAAATAATAAAGGTCTTTAACTTTTTTAATTCGTTTTCTATTTCTTATACGATAGTAATAGTCATACTCTCTTTTTTGTTCTTTCTTTTCAGAGTTATATAAATTTATACATTTTTTACAATGAGACGTAAGTCCATCTTTAGTAGAGCTTTTCTTATAAAAAAGATCTATAGACTTTTCTTCTTTACATTTATAACAAACTTTATTCACAATACTCTCATTCTTTTATAAAAGATACTCCCCCATGTTTATAATGAGGGAGTACCAATTAAACTAAGCCCAGGGATCAGGCTCTTCTGCTCCAACTGAAACTGTTGAGTTTGAAACATTACTAGTTTTATTAAATGTTCCAGACTTGATTGATAAAGATGCACCAACATCTGTGGCATCAATTTCAAAAGCATTTCCTCTTGTTCCATCTTTGCGATCAAATTCACGATACTTTAATTTACCATGAACAATTACCTTATTGCCCTTTGAAAGATTTGATGAGACATTTTCTGCTAACGTTCTCCAACATACAACATCATAGAATGCTGTGTCCCCATCTTTCCAAGATCCATCAGAATCTTGAAACCTTTCAGTACTTGCAACTCTAAGCTTTGCAAGAACTTTTCCAGAGCCAAGATCCTTAATTTCTGGATCTTTTACTAGATTTCCAACTACTGTAATTAGTGTAGCCATTTTTTTCTCCTTAACCCTTACCTGGGTGTGTTATGTCAAGAATTGGATCCAGGGCTACCTGTGCTCCAAGACTCTCCAGCATTGTTTTTATTTTCGTCATATACTTTATACAACGAAGTCTTTCTGAGTCGTTCATATGTCTCCAATGACTCTCATAAAATTGTATAGCAAGGAAGTGTTTGTAGTCAACTATGTCCATGTGAAAATCATTTGGAGGCTTTACTGAGTGTACAGCCTTTTTCATTTGTGCTGTGTACATTAGCTATTTTCCAAAGTTATTCCAGACCAAACATTAAACCAGTCAGTCTTTTCTTTATGACTGTTAAACTCTTTAGATATCTTTCCACCTTCTAGGTAAACACCGCCCCAAACACCCCACTCAGAATTACTGACTCCATAAGCTAGGCACTGTCTTTGTGCTGGACATTTTATACATAAAAGATCTACTTTTTTTGAAACTTCTGGATTTTCTTCATATTGATCAAAGAAAAGATTTGTATCCATATTAAGGCATAAAGCTTTTTCATCAAACTTGTACATCGCCCTTCCTTAATATAGAGTCTGGAATATCCCATACCCCATCAATATTTTCAAACACAATCTTCTTGTGCCACTTAGAGTCAATGAAGGCTGCATTCTTTTTCAAGTTAGCATCTCCATCCTCTTCAATAAATACTACGCTCCAACCTTCCCATTTTAAAGAAGGGTTGTTACCTACTATTGATTCCATTTTATTTAGATCAGATATTTTCACTAATAGATCTTTCTGTAGTAATGATTAATGTTAATAGGGTGACAATAAATTGCAATATAAATATTAAAATGAACCCTATTTGATTTGTTGCAATGCCATACCAAAGAATTACTACTTGATTTATAATCCAAAAAATAATCATCAAAGATATTTTAGTTACACTTGCTTTAAATGTAACTGCAATAAACATTGAAGAATAAAATAAACAGTGTGCTGTAAAAACTATTAGTGACCAGGTTGAAAGACTCATTAGTATCTAAATATTCCCATCTCAATATCTTCTTGATGTTCCATGTGTGTTGCAAATTTTGACAACGGTTCTTTTGGCAAACTAAAATATGCATAATATGTTATATGCTCAATATTTTGTCTAACCCATTGTTCAGCAACCTTGGAAAAAGAAACCTTAAAACCTTTTTGCTTTAAATAATTTTCTGAAGAGTTACAAAAAGATGCAGTAAAATTATTAATCTTATGAGGTCCAAGACTCCATACCTGAATTTGATTGTTATCATTTGGAGTTGACAAAGCTACTGTCATTGCTCTCATAAATATTTCATAATCAGAGAACGCTTTTGTTCCCTCAACTACAATAACCATGGCTATACCTTTTCTCTTAAAACACTATTATACATTTTTATTTGACCTTTGTCAACTTTATTTAGCTATTTATGCTATCTATTATAGAAATTAAATTACTTATTTCTTTTTCTGATAAGTTAAAAACGTCAACCTTTTCAGCATTTTCATTATCAATTCTTCCTTCTTCATTTATGTCACACTTGTAAAGTATGTTGTCTACCACCCAATAGGCACTATTATCTTGAATGGCTACCCTTACAGTCTCTTCATCTAGAACCTTGTCTAGCTGGCTCTTTGTAGAGTTTGGCAAGGATTTGGTGAAGAATATTTCTAACTCATCTTTTCTATAAAAAGATTCTATTAGAACAAATACATTTACTGCAAAAAAGTTTATGGCAACTAGGCATCCTGAAAAAGTTCTAAAGGGGGATATTTTTTTCATAACTGCCTCCAATTATTTATAAAAAGAAAATGGTGAGTCTTTCCAAGTGTCATCTGATTTAGATGCTCTTGCATTTTGAATAGCTTTCCATTTTTGTGTTGACCAAGCATATCCAGCATCTCCACCCCAGAGTAGCCAGGCTATCTTACCATTTGATGGACGCTCTGCATTGTCCCAATCTTTACCCTTTTTATCTACCTCATGTCTTGAGAAAAAAGAATACATTCTTGCAACAGTTTCTGGGCTTAGATTTGTACGGTTACTTAGATCACGAGCACGAGCAACTCCAACTGCAGTTCCACCTCTACCAAACTTAGCTCTAAGCTCAAGACCTCTTTTTGCATTGTTAGCCATTGTTTCAGTTGGCTTTAAATCAATATCTGATACATCTCTTTTTTCAATTTCAAAAGACTTTCTTGCAGACTTTGGCTTCCAATCTTCTGGAAGTAAGTCTTCTCTGTTAAGGGCTTTGGCTCTTCTAATGATATGATTACGAGCCCTTGAGTAATTTGAGGCACGTCCAACTGCTTGAATTGCATTACTTAAATCTGCCACCGTAACAATTGGAAAAGATCCATCAGGTAAAGCCATGTCTCTACGAGCTAGCATCTGTCTTTCTTTATCAGAGTAATCTTTCTTTCCCATATGATGCTCTGGACAATTTTTATCTGTACAATCTTCCATGCTGTGAGGATTTTTATTTGGAGTGTCATCATTTCCAAGAACGCCATCTTCTGATTTTTTAACTGGTACACAGTTTGGAACCATTCTTCCATTCTTTTCTTTCATTCCATCTTGTCTGTATCCAACCCAGCATTTCTTTTCTAGGTTGTCCCACTTATCTTCATCTTCATTATCAGACTTATACATTTCAGGATTCATTTCTTCAAACTCTTCTCCAGAATTTTTCATATCAGAATTTACATATCCGTCTGGAATTACTGCAAGTCTACAAATACCATTTTCTTCAATCTGTTGTGAAATTATTGCACAAGCAATAGCAGATTTGTGAAGAGCACAGTTTCCACACTTAACACCAATTGAAAGATTTTCATTATTAGCACCATCTTCATATCCAATCCAGATACCCTCTGATTGATCTAGTGGTCCAACGTCTTCTGTTAATTTTAGTAATGAGTCTGCAAAAGCCTTTTCATCTTCTGAAAGCATATTGTAAAGGGGTTCACCCTCCCACTCATCAGCCTTGATAATACTCATAACTACATTATATCTTATTTTTGATCGTAGTGGGATAAAATTGTTTCAAGAAAAAATCTTTCATCATCAGTAAAAGTGTGCATGGTTTCTTTTATAAAATCTATCTGTTCTTGAGTAACGCCAACAATTGTTTCACCCTCAGTAAATACTATGTCAATAATATCTTGCATCCAAAGGCTTTGTGCTAGCTCTCCAACAGCCTCATAGTGTGAGTAATATAGTTCTGGATATATCTCTTTACACTTTGAAGTAATTCTGTATGTAAAATTATCTGATACAGAGTCGTACCCCATAATTTCCATAGCACCTAGTTCAATAAGGTACTCAATCATTTCTGAAAGTTCTTGCTCATTTATTTCTTCATTATTTTCCATGTGGCATTGACTCCTTTACAGTTAGTGGCGATACCCTAACATACATAGATTCTTGATATAAATTGCAAAGATAGTCTACTCCACTATAGGAGCATCCACTTCCAATGCCACCCTTAATATCTTTAAAAATATCTTTTACAGATCCTTTGTATGGAATCATTGTAGAGATTCCTTCTGCAACTGCAATGTCTTTATCTTTATTAGCTTCTTTACTAGCCATTCCCCTAAATACTTTAAATTTTTTATCACCTTTAAAATGTAAAGATCCTGGAGATTCATCAGTACCAGCCAACATTGAGCCAAGCATCACGGAGTCTGCTCCTGCTGCAAATGCTTTAACCATGTCTCCAGTATTTCTAATGCCACCATCTGCTACAATAGCAGCATTTAAGCCAAACTTATCTTTTGCCTCTCGCACGTTTATAATTGAAGATAGTGTTGGAATACCATGACCAGATACAATCCTTGTTGTGCACATGCTACCTCCACCAATGCCAACTCTAATAGAATCAGCACCTGCAGAATCTAATGCAATATAACCTTCAACGGTAGCAACATTTCCAGCCATAATATGAACAGAATCTTCAACAAGGTTTTTAAGCCTAGCAACTGCATCAATTGCTACTTTACTATGACCATTAGCAGTATCAATTAAAAGCATTGAAGCTCCTGCTTTAATTAACTTATCAACATGCTCTTCAATAAAGTTAGTTGACAAAGCTGCACCAACAGGAAGTCCAAGATTCTTATGGCTAAAAACCTGTTCAACCATTTTTATCTGATTTTTTACTGACATAAATCTATGAATAATTCCAATACCACCAGATTCAGCAATTGCAATTGCCATATCTTTTTCACAAACAGTATCCATAGGAGAAGCAATTACTGGTAGGTCTAACCATGTGTATCCACCAGTATGCATTTTTAAGTCCACCAAAGATCTACTTATTACCTCTGAGTACTGTGGAACCATTAAGATATCATCAAAACAAATGTCGTTGTTAACTAAGTACTCTTTCACAAATTAAGCCATTCTGGATGCTTAAGAGTCCACTCAACTGTCTTTCTAATAGATTCTTCTAGTGGCATTGGTGATACCCATCCTGTGTCAGCTATCTTTTTTCCATCCAAGGCGTACCTTAGATCGTGTCCTGGACGTGATGAATGAAAGTCTTCTAACTCATAGCGTAAAGGCTTTCCTACTGCTGAAGCAATTAACTGAGCCATTTCTAAATTGTCAACTTCTCTTTCACCAACAATGTGAAACTTTGCTGGAACATCAGATTCTCCGTAGGCTGGGAAGTGCTGCTTAAGAACGTGCAAAAGACCATCTGCTTGATTTCTAGCATGTAGATAAAAGCGACTTCCAACTTCTCCCTCTGGAGATGCATGTATCTTCATTGTATCGCCATTAAGAACCTTTTTAATTACCATTGGCATAAACTTTTCGGTATCCTGAGTTTCTCCAATAATATTCATTGTGTTTGTAATTGCAACTGGAACACCGTATGTTCTCCAGTATGAAAACGCAATGCTTTCTTGTGCTGCTTTAGAAGCAGAGTATGGATTGCTTGGGAAGTATTGATCTACCCATTCTTTGTGAGCGTGTCCCTTTGGAGCTGGACCATAAACTTCATCAGTTGATATATGCAAAAACTTTTCTGGTTTTGAAACTCTTGCCCAATCAAGCAGATTACATATTAAAGAAACATTGTTTAAGATAAAAGGAGTAGGCTCTTCAATACTTCTATCAACATGACTTTCACTAGCAACATTTATAACATAATCAATTTCTCCAAATGCATGATAAGTTACTGGAGAAATTGGAGCTGTTAAGTCTGTCTTAATTACCTTGATACGTTTGTAAGCATCTGGAAAATCGTCACAAGCAACGTTAATTCTATCTGTCAAACCTTTGTGTGTAAATGTAGTTGGACAAACAATAAACCAATCTGTGTTAACCAATAGGTGTCTCAATACATGGCTTCCAACAAAACCACTAGCACCAGTTAAAAGAACTCTCTTACTCATTATTTTCCATTTCTACTAAATTAAATTAAAGTTCATAAGATATTCTTTAATATCTTCTGTCATTTCAGGTTTCGATTGTACCATTTTTTCATCGTCCTTGTCAACCTTTGGACGAGACTTATAAGTATGAACTTCTACTTCCTGAATTTTTTCTCTTCTTGTATGACTAATTGCATTATATACTGAGCCACACATAGCATCTGCAAGGTCCTTAGACTTCTTTCTAGGGTGATCTACTCTATTATTATTCATAATTCTAAGTTCCTGCATTTCTTCAAGTAATAAATCTATTTGAGGAAGAACAACTCTTTCTTCATAAACCAGCATAGAAAGATCTTCGTAGTGCTTTTTAGCTACCGAAAGAGTTTCTGTTTTAATTCCAACACTTGTCAAGTCTCTTTGAATGTCAAAAGAATTCCAACGGTCAAAAGTAACCATTCCTAAATTAAATCCAAGTCTTCTAAGATTAATGATCCAGTTTTTTACTTCTGATAAATCTACTGGACCTTCTTTCCTTGGCTCCCAATAAACTATCGCATCAACAACAACGAATGGAACTACTTGTTCATATCCATTAAAAGACTGTACGCTTACCCACTTGTCAACATGGGATATTGCTACAGCACACTTATCATGTTTTTGAGCAAGGTCAGCATGAACATAGTATGTTGTCTCTGCATCTGGAACAAAAGATTCTTCTATTCTTTTTGCACTATCAATTGGATTATTCTTTTTAAAAGCCATCCCTAGCTTTTCCCTGTTCTTAAAAAATGCATCAGATGATGTAGTTGGCATACAGGCAAAACGCATTAGTGCATCAGCCATATCTGTAAAAAATGCTAACTTAAAATCTTCAATTTTTCTTGTTGGATTAATTTCCCAAGTTGGTCTCTTAAGTGCAAAAACTCCAGGGAGCTTGTATGAGTTGATATGATCCTCGTCCCACTCTACAGTAAACTTATTTTGAGGATCATCTTCTGATAGGGCAGGGTTTAAAATAAATTCATGTGACCTAACCACAGTTTCTTTTTCTGCAATAACATCTTCATACCTTGTTGAAATAAAGTCACCTTTAAAACGAGGGAATGACAATAGAACAACTTTTCCAAAGTCTGGAAAACGTGAGTCAACAGATCCACGAAATGCTTTATAAATATTATCAGCCGTCTTAGCATGATCGTTTCCACTTGCAGACTCCATTGCAAAGCCAGAAATCTCATCAAGGATTGCAAGCATTAAGTTCAAACCTTCAGCAGACTCTCTTTCAGAGTGACCAGAGTAAACGGTAATTGCTTTGTCAAACTCAATACTATCAATTTTTGGAGCAGAAAACTTTCCCGCAAACCACGGAGATCCTTCTATCTTACTTCTAAATCCTTTGAAGAAAACATTCTTAGCCTGTTGAGCATTGATAGCAACATTCATAATATCAATAGCATCATTAGATGGTTTGCCAAAATATCTTGATGGATCTTTTAAGCATAGTAGCTTATAAACTAAATAAGAACATCCTACTGTAGAGGTGTAGTCTTTTCCGCTACCTTTTCCAAGCTGCATGATAATCTCGCTCTTGGTATATTTTTTATAATGTTCTTTACCAGCCTCTTCTCCCATAAATCTAATCAAATCTTTTTCTTCAAAAATTTGACTCATACATTCAACAAGGGTGTATTGATACTCAGATAGGTCTGGCTGATTTAAAAACTTTTCTCCAGTAACAAAAGTTACAACATCAACAGGAGTTTCTGCAAAAGGTGACTCATCAAGAGCCTCCATAAAGTCACTAATATCAATTGTCAATTATAACAACTCCACCCTCATTAACCTGAGAAAGCTTTTTAAGAACCTTTGGTCTACAGGTTTCGCAAGAAGATGTTACTTCTTTTAGAATAGATATAAGAATTTCTTGCTTTCTTTCTGTTTCTAAAAGTTCATCTGCCAACTCTTGGTTATCTAACAGACCTGCCTTTTGTAGCATCTCAAGCCTTTTGCTTTCAATGTCAGCAATAAGTTTAATAGATGTTGTTTTGGCTGTTAGATTTGCAGTTTGATCTGCAGAGTCAATAACTTCATAAGCCTTTTTAATTAGCGAAGAGTAGTGCTGGTCTGCACCTGCAAGAGCCTCTTTTGCACGAGCATGAATAGCTTGATTGTTTGCAGCCATTACTCTCCAGTCAGTAAGTAACTCTGTTACCTTTGCTCTTGGAAGACTTAAAGTTTTTGCAATCTCTGAAGCATCTGAACCTTTTAGGTATTCTGATGCAACCTTATTAACAAGATCTAAATGATCAACTAGTGCTGCTTCGCTTGACACGTTTACCTCTCTTCTTTACTGCCTTAACTCTGTCAGGATAAAAAGACCTAGTTGGTCCAGACATATCCTTTAGCATTTGAAAGCAGTCTATCCATTCTACACCATTTTCAGGATTTTTGACTAGGCATTGAAACTTAAAAGTAGCTCCATGTTCCCCAACAATCTTTATTAAGTCACCCTTGTTTACTTCGTGACCAGTTTCAGTTACCATAGAAAACTTTCTTTCAAAACGATCTATGTAAGTAATTTTTCTTTTAGCCACGCTTTTTAGCCTTCTTTAGCAATAGGTATCCAATTAAATCATCTTCGTCATTGTCACCTGCATACAGCTTTTTATTTTTAATTCTATTTAACTTATCATCAATACGAACATTTAACTGCTCCATATCGTCTGCGTTGCTAAAGATGCGAATAGGATTAAGAGCAGAGTTTCCGTATGCTACATTCTTTTCTAGCAACATTTCTGTAATATCTAAACAGGCAGCAAGGATACTGTATCCAGCTGGTGCAGTTTTAGAAAGTTCAAAAATCTTTTTAATCTTTTCTTCATTCTTATTTACAAAGAATGCTTCTGATGGGTATTCAGCCATTACTTCCTTCTACTCTTTCTCAATCCAAACTTACCAAGATAAACATATATAGTTTCAAGTGAAACTCCACATTCTTTTGCAATCTCTTCTGGAGTTTTTTTATCCATTAAGAATCTTTTTCTAAGCCAATTTTCATTAGTGTACATTTTCATAATATCATTATATCCTTTATGAGTCAAGTTTAGTTATTTTATTCCAGTTGTTTGTAGAGTACCATCCAATTGCAATTGCATCAGCAACATCGTTGTCATCTACATCAGTCATAAATTCTATATTAACAAGTCTAATAGTCCTATTCTTTCTGAACTCTCTTTCCTTGCCTTTGTACCAAGATTCTGATTTTCCAGGAGTCTTCTTTCTTAGTTCAAACTTTTCTTCTTTTGTTAGAACCTTGTTTCCAATCCAGTTTTGCCAAGCAACTGGTACGCATGGATATATTTCCTTCACCCCATTAATGTATGCTGCACTAACAATAGCACCCTGTGCAAGTGCTAATTGCATAGATGTCTTTGGAGAGTTTGCAAAAATAGTATTTTCTATTACAACTGCCTCAACATCAAATGTTTTAAACAATGGAGTTAGCTTTTTACAAGCATCTCCAGCTTTTTTATAATGATCGTTTCCAGTAAAATTAATCTTTCCAAACTTTACCAATTCACTGTTTTCAAATATTGCAAAGGCAGCAGAAGTAGAGGAAGCGTCTATTGACATAAATCTTTTTGGCTTACCAATATCTTTCCAACTACTTTTGCTCATAATCAAAAAGTCCTTTTATATCTTTTAAAGCTTGATCAAGTTTTTTCTTACTCATCATGCAGATGTTGCAAAAACCAACATCATTGTAAATGCTAATATCAATACCGCATCCACCAGCACATTTCCTTGATTTGTTTGCACGAGACTTTACTTTAGAAACCTTATACCTTTGTAAAATTTTTTCCTTAGTAGCATTAGATCTACAATCAGAGCAGCAATATATTTGATTCTTATTATTTGTTTCAAATTGTTTATCGCATAGTTTACAAAATTTATTCAAGGTCTTTCCTTGGAGCTATCTTAATATCACCCTTTGGCTTTGTGCGACAAACTGTTTCAAAATCACAACCCTTGCACACCTTGGAGTTAGAACGATAAGGATTTTCAGGAAGAAGACCATCGTCAGAAGCTTTCTTAACTTCTCTCATCCAATCAAAGAAGTAGTTTATAAAGTTTTTGTAATGCTCACTTAGTTTAACAGGGAACATGGAAAGCTCATGGCTATTCTTTGATTCATAAACAAGGAAAGCAAAGCTCTTCTTTAAAATCTTCATATAGATAAGAAGCTGTTCAACGTGATACTTTCTTGCCTCCCCCTTTACATTTAGATAATGAAAAGAATCTTCGTTAAGTGTTTTAATTTCAGTAAGAATGTCCATGTCATTCCACTTAATAATTGCATCTGTTCTACCAGAAATTGGAGGATCTTGATAAGTCAAACGCTCTTCATTTGTTACCAAGATACCTGCAGACTCCATGGCTTTTTCAATACGACCATGACGATCCGTACCACTGTCCATGTTTGCAACTGAGTACCAGTCTGTCTTTACATCAGATTCATTTCCTTCAAACCATAAATACCAAAATCTAGGACACTTACCTGCACCATAAGTAAGCGTTGATGGGGTAAAGCTATCTCTCTTTTTAAAAGATGACTTTCTTTGTAAAGCATATCCTTCTTTAATCTTGTCAACAATTGCTTGACTATCAATTAAATTCTCTTCACTCTTCTTTGGTTTTTCAACCAACTTGTTAATAAGGCTTTTAGCCATTGTTAATCCTAACTGCATATTTTAATGCATCCACTAGTCTATCCGTTGCTTCTTTAGCTGAATAGTATATATTCTTTTTTGCTCTTTCATCTTTCTTAACATTAGTATACCAGGAAGCGAGCATTGCAAATTTAGCAGAGTATGCTTGCAGTTTTACAATTAGTTCTACTCCAATTGATGCTGGAACATCTGGCTTGGAAATAAGCTTTGCAACAAGAGCAAGAGTCTGAGTTAATTCCTCATCTTGCATATGCTCAGATATTTCATTAAATCCATTTACCTGATTTAATAATTCAACTGTTGTTTCCATTATTCCTCAATTCTTCAAACACTTCCCATTCAATAACAGCAAGTCTAACTTTTTTATTACCTTCACCAATTACTAACATTAGTGCTGGATTTTTTGATCTATCTACTTTTAAAGTATCAGTAACAATCTTAGCCCAGTTATCTTGGCTAATAGAAAATGATTTACTATACTCTTTTACATCTACAACAAATTCATCATCACTACCGTCAGCTTTGACAGCACCTCTACCAGAATTCTTGTGAGCTTTTAGCCCTGCTCTTTTAAGCTCAGCACGTTCACTCACTATGCCCCCCTTGTTAAAATAACTTCAGACATGTGTCTATTTGAACAAAGCCAAGTTAGCTTCATATCTTCGCTATAAAATCTTGCAATCAGCACTAATTGTTTGCATGAGTGGCAAGAGAATTTTCCCCTGTATTCAGAAAAGTTTTTATACATTTAGTTTTGCTTCTAAGTCTAAAACTCTTTGGGGATCTTCTTTTAGCCATTCAATAACTTTTGCCCTACCCTGAAGTCTTTCTTCTCCAACAGTATACCAAGCACCACCCTTTTGAATTGCACCCACAAGCTCTGCAGTATCAACAAGGTCTGCAACCTTATCAACCCCCATAGAACCTTCTCCATCAAAATAGAAGTCATAAGAACCTGCAACAAATGCTGGACCAGTTTTGTTAAAATCAACATGCCAGTTAACTACACGACCAATCTTAGATTCGATAACCTTATCTCCTGAAACTATCTTTCCCTTGATCGCTTGATTGTCAGACTCACTTGACCACAATTTAACAATTGTGCTACTAAAGAATTTAACGGCATGACCTCCAGTTGGCTGGTGTGATGCAAACATTGCACCAATGTTATTTCTTTGTTGAGAAATTAAAACAAGAAGAGTGGGCTTATCATTGTTATTAGCATAGTTTAGCATCTTTACTGCATTCGTCATGTCTCTTGCCTCTGCACCAATTTGCTTAGTGTTTTCTAACTGTTTCAATTCTTCTGAATCTTTTTCAAAATATATAGCAGGAAGAAGTGCAGAAATAGAATCAACAATTAAAATGTCTACCCCAGCTTTCATTAACTGGACTCCAACATCTACCATTTCATTCATACTTCTAGCATTTGAATAAATAAGTTGGTCAACATCTACTCCAAGTTTTCTTGCCCACTCTGGATCAAAGGATGCTTCTGCATCAATCCAGGCACATACCTTTCCATCCTTTTGTGCATCAGCAATCATTTGCAAACAGAACGAAGATTTACCTGCAGACTTATTTCCCCAAATAAGAACCTGACGACCATATCCAAAGCCACCTTTAAGGGCATTGTTTAAACTAATACTGGGGGTCTTTTGTTTAGTTATTTCAATGGTGTTACCACTTGTAATTTTTTTACGCAACTTTGGATCTAATTGAGATAAGAAATCATCTAGGTCTATTTTACTCATGCTAGCACACCGTGCATCTTTGGGCGTTCTGTATTTATTTTAGCCTTATTCTTTAAAGACTCTTCGAGAGACAATTCTGTATATCCGTCTCTAACTAAACCAGCATACAAGTCTAAGACTCTAATAATGATGTCAGCTAGTTCTTCTACCACTTGATCATCACCCTTCTCCTTGCGTATTGCCTCAAGCACCTCAGACACTTCTGAGTGCACCATTGCAAGTTGCTTTAGATAAAATATAGTTCCATTGTTATCATCCCAAAAACCCTTGTCCCTTGCATTTGCATGTAGTACTGCTGCAAATTCATCAATTACGATAGCCATTTATAATACTTCCTTCAATGTAATAGTTCCTTCTTTTGTTTCACCAAAATTAATCTTTGCTACTTTTCCAGGCTGACACTTCATATATCCAGTAGAGAACATTGTTGGGAACACCATTGCAGCAGTCATCTCTCTTGAACTGTCAGCAACAATCATGTTAGCCATTCTTTTTCCAGCCTTAGTAACTCTAGGAGTAAATGATAGCACAAAGTGCTCATCGTTTGCAAATGGAATCTGCTTATAGTTTAAAAACTTTATAAGAGGACTTTCCTTATGGTCTTTTAATTCATCAATTGGAATAGCTTCAGAAATTCTATTTGCACCTGCAAGGATTAGATAAGTTCTTCCTGGCTCAATCTTAGTCTCTTCATCATCAAATATTCCAATTACACCAGTAGAGTCCATGATCTCTACTCTTGACCAACCCTTGCCACGCTTAATGTTCTTTGCAATACCAAGCAAAACAAAAACACCTTGCTCATCAAAGTCTTCTACAAGATCTATGTATGCATAATAATGTTGTGGAACACTTGTATTTAGTTCTGGAAGATTTAGATATTCATAAAGATTTTCTCTTACCTTAACTTCATTTCTAGGGTTATCTTCAAATGTTAAAGCACCAATAAGATCTAGTGCCTCTACTGCTCTTGAATTAATTCCACTACCTTTTTGCATTGCAAATTTTTTAAACTGCTCTTTAGATTCAAAGGGTCTGCCTGAAATAATCTTAGTTGCTACTCCTTCAGAAAGCCACTTAATTGCAGCAAGTCCAAATCTAATACCCTTACCTTCAATTTTAAAATCTGAGTCAGACTCATTAATGTGAGGAAGTTTTAAAGATAGCCCCATGCGTTTAGATTCAATTAAATATTCAGTACGGGTGTCACTATCTTTTTCACTCTTTAACAATGAAAACATAAACTCAATAGGGTAATGATACTTCAGCCAAGCAGTCCAATAAGAAAGTGTGGAATAGGCAACAGCGTGAGACTTATTAAAAGAATACCCAGCGTGTGCTTCAAAGTCGTGCCAAAGATCACTTGCTCTAATTCCAATATGCTTTTCTGCATTCTTAACAAACTTATCTTTAAATATGTCAAACTCTTTAGCATCTTTTTTCTTACCAATAATTTTTCTAACTTTGTCAGCTTCAACCATTGTCATTTCACCAAGAACTACACAGGCTTGCATAACTTGCTCTTGATACAAAACACATCCATAAGTATCTTTTAGATAATCATTCATAGAGGGATGAATGTATTCAACCATCTCTCTGCCATGCTTACGAGCAATATATGATTTTCCAATTGTATTCATAGCACCTGGTCTAACCAGTGCATTTGATGCAACTAGTTCGTCAAAATTATTAACTCTCATTTTAACTAATAGATTTGTGTAAGGAGTTGCTTCACATTGAAAGACACCCTTTGTACGACCCTCAGAGAGCATCTCAAAGACTTTCTTGTCATTCAGGGGTATTTTCTTTAAGTCAATATCAATTCCGTGACGTTCTTTAATTGTTTTAATAGTTTGGTCAATTACAGTTAGGGTTTTGAGACCCAAAACATCAAGCTTAATTAGTCCAATCTCTGCAGCCTCTTCCATATCAACTGCAACAACAGGGATTCTTTCCTTGCTTCCTGGTGCAATTCTTGTTTCAAGTGGGGCATATTTAAAGATTGAATCTTTTGCAGTAACCACACCTGCAGCATGAATTCCAGTTCCACGAATTCTTCCACGCAGTTGCTCTCCATACTTAACAATTTCAGGATACTTCATTCTAAACCATTGAGCATTGGTTGACCTTGTAAAATCATCCCAACTGTCTACACCCTTAAGAACCTTGTTAACATCATTAAGGGGAATGTTGAAAGCTCTAGCAACATCTCTAACAACACCTTTATCTTTAAATGCAAGGAATGTAGCAATGGATGCAACGTTTTTATATTCACGTTCAAGATATGCTTTTACTTCATCTCTTCTATCATCTGCAATATCAGAATCAATATCAGGGAAGTCATCTCTATCTGGATTAATAAAACGGAAAAACAAAAGACCGTATTCAATTGGATCAATTTCTGTAATTCCCAACGCATAACAAACCAAAGAACCTGCTGCTGAACCACGACCTGGACCCACCATGATACCCTGATCTTTTGCCCAGTTAAGCATATTATGAACAACTAAAAAGTATGGTGAAAAGTTTTTACTCTTGATAACATCAAGTTCTAGATTTAATCTATCTAAGTACTCCTTGTTTTCAGACAAACCTTTTAAGACTAGTCCTCTAGATGCAAGTGCGAGCAGCTCGTTATCTGGATCTTCAACGTTTATTGGAAGCAGGTCTAAGCCACTCTTAATAGTATACTCTTCTACCTTATTTGAAATCTCAACAGTATTTTCATAAATGTCTTCACGCTTAATACCTTGTTGTTGCATTGCTGATTTAATCTCTTCATAAGAAAGTAAGTGAATGTCAAAACTTCTAAAAGACATTATTCTATCTTCACCGTACAAATAGTCAAGTCTTTTCATTGGGTCTTCAATCTTTGAAGCCTTATCAAAAGTAGATTCTTTATTAATCTTTGCGTGTGTATTTAAAAGTAGCATCATTTCTTGAATGACCTTTTGGCTTTTATCAGAGTGGTGGCAGTCAGGAGTTACTACTGGCTTTACATCATAGATATCAGCCATTTCAAGAAGTTCTTTATTTAATTCTGCAGAGTTATGTGGCATAACTTCTACATAAAAATCTTCACCAAAAGTTTCTTTAAACCAGGTCATGTGTTTTTTAGCAGCAGCATATTCTTTATGCTCAATTGCTTTTGCAAGAAGTCCACTCATACATGCTGATAAAACTATAATTCCCTCTTTATACTTTGATAGGATTTCAAAGTCAATTCTTGGCTTTCTATAATATCCTTCAGTCCAAGCAAGTTCATTAAGTTTATTTAAATTTTCTAAACCCTTGTCATTTTTTGCAAGAAGAACAATATGGTTATATACCATGTCTAGGGGATCTGTTCTTTCAGACTTATCTCTGTTATCAAATCTGTCTGCAGTTATGTATCCTTCAATTCCTAAAATTGGTTTAATGCCATTTGCTTTTGCAGCCCTGTACATAGGTCTATGACCAGACAGAACGCCATGGTCAGTTATTGCTATTGCTGATAGCCCAATTTCAGAAGCACGTTTTGCATACTCTTCTGGAGTTGCAACACCATCCATTAGAGAGTAGTGTGTGTGAACGTGTAGTGGAACGTAAGTCATTTTAACCTTTCAGTTATAAAGGGTGGGGGAGTACTTCTCCCCCACCACAATTACCAATCTACAGAAGTAGATACGGATGGATTGTCAAAGCCAAGATAGAAAGACTCTTGCTCAGCGTAAGGAACTTCTCTTACTACTGCCTCAAGGTCTGGGATTTCTTGCTTAGACCAATCAAACTTTTCTTCATCCTGCTTAATTGGAATTAGAATATAGGTTGTTTCAGTTCCCTTACCATTTCGCTTTAGCTTCCATGTCATGCTTGAAAGACTTTGCGAGTCTTGAACGTATTCACGAATTGTATCAAAAGTTGCAGACTTTGCCACACCCATGCTCCATACAGCGATGTAAGGATCGTTAACTCCATCATCAACTAAAACATTAATGTAGAATCGTAGACGTGCTCTCCAGCCAGCCTTCATGTCTTTTCTGTGCATTTCGCAACCAAAGCAACGACCTTCACTTTCAGCAGAACAAGCTGCCTTACGCTTATAGTCCTTTGGATTTGTGTGCTCAGAAACGACAATGGCAAGACCATTCTTTTCGTCATAGCTTGGGGAGTCTGCATCAAGTTCGTTAACAAAACGAACGGATACACTCTGATTATCTTCTAGTTTTAGCCACGTTACTCGTGGACCGTTATTTTCAAATTTTGGCTTATCTAGCATTGCTTCGATATTCTTTAGCCCTTTTACAATTGCCATACTATTTCTCCTAATATTTTGTCCTATACATGGACAGTTTTACTATTGTAACACATTTGCTACTAGATCGTCAAATTGTGACACAAACTTTTTTAGATCTTCATCTGATAAATCTGATACATCTTTTACTGACTCTGGAAGACTTGCATTAATTGCACTTGATCCCAAAATGTTTGATAGTTTTTTAGCCATCTCTCTTCCAGCATCATCGTTATCTCCTAAAATAATTACATTATTAAAATACTGCTTTAAAAGTTCCCTCTGTTTACCTGACACAGAAGCTCCCAAAGTGGCTACAGCGTGTGCTCCTGCCTGTTCTAGGCGTATTGCATCAAAGGATGACTCTACAACAAAAACCTTATCAAATCTTTTTGCTCTAAATAAATTAAACATTGTTTTAGCTTTTGGAAGTCCTGGAGTATTCTTAAACTCTTTTCCTTCTATAGACCTGCCAACAAATCCCAGACACATTCCATCTGGAGAGTGTACTGGAATAGTAACCATATCCTGAGACTCAGAGTATCCAAGCAGATACTTTTCAACACTATCTTTCGTAATTCCCCTACCAAGATAGTAGCTTGCAGCTCTTTGTGAATTAAGTGCAGATGTGTTTAGCCTCTTAACTAATTCAATATCAAATTCAACAAAGTCTGGTTTCTTATTAAGCTTTGCTTCTATGCTTTCAATAAAATTAACATTTTCTGATTTAGAATCAATCATTCTTGCAGATTCAAAATATGATCTTTTAGTTACATGCATAACTACTTCAATTAAAGAATGAGATTCTTGACATCCAAAGCAATAAAACAATCCGCTTTCTTTTGAAATTTCTGCAGCAGGAGATCTATAATTATTATGATAGGGACAAAAGATTATGAAGTCAGATTCTACTTCATAGACTACATCAATACCTGCAGCTAGCAGACTTCTTCTGACTTGATCCTCTGAGTAGAGGAAGCCATCACTGGCTTGTTTTTGTCTATCCCTGATATACACTCTGCTGTTCTCTTTCCTACATATACGCCATATATTGATATCTCAAAATTAAACGTCTTACCATTATAACTAATTGTAAAGTCTGTGTCAATGTCATATCTTGGAACATATCCATCAGATTTCATTCCAGCAACAATCATGTTGTAGTACTGCTCTTTTAGCCTTACAATATGGGAATCATCATAAATTTCACCATCAAGGCTAAATCTTTTTATTGACTTATGAGCGTACATACTATCAATTATATCAATGAAATTAACTACTTTTATTCAAAATCCTTGTAAATAAAGCGACCTGAGTCAAAGTCAATATCTACCATAAATTCTCCACAGAATCCATGGCGATTTTTTCTAAAGATGCATTCTAGAATTGTGCTTCCAGTAGCACGACCAAGTGCCAAAACCCAGTCAGCATCATATGCTAACTGCTTTGACCAGGCAACTTGACCAAGTGAGGGAACGCTATTCATGTCAGTTGCATCGTCAGGTGTAGCAGAGGCAATTGCAACAATTGGAACTTGAGAAGAAATTGCAAGAACCTTTAACTCTCTAGAGATATTCTTAATCTTTACAACCTCATTATCATTTCCTTGATTTGAATTCATTAGCTGAATGTAATCAACAAATACTACATCTGGGGAATACTGATCTATCTTTCCTCTAATAACAGAGGGAGAAACGTCTGCAAGACCATCATTAGAAATAATATAGAATGGTGGCTTGTCTTTTAAATTTTGCTTAGCCCAATTTTCAAATCCTTCAATATCAATCATACCTGCACTTAATTTTCTGTGTGAAAAATATCCTTCAGCCATAATTGTATAGACACGATTTCTTACTTCTTTTTCTGTCATTTCAAGAGAAACTATTAGTGGCTTTTTCCCAGCCTTCCACGCCTGTACAGCCATAAAAATAGCGAGCCAAGACTTACCAATGGCAGGATAAGCAAGGAGAATACCAAACTGACCAGGAGCAATACCACCAGGTAAGTAGTTATCAAAACCTGCAAGATTTGTTCTAACACCATGTATGCCTTTTTCACTTAACTCCTTAATGTGTATAAAGTGTGCAGAAGCATCTTCTACATCTGTTGCATCAATATCTCTTACATCAGAGCTGATTCTTTTAAGGTCTGATGTTTTTGAAATTATTGAATTAAGAGCTTCGATTGGCTGATGCTCATTCAATTGCTTTGCACTGGTCATTAGTGCATTTCTTAAATGGTCTTCTAAAAATTGAGTTCTTAACTCTTCTAGGTGATGCTTTGTTGTGCCAATTTCTCCTACAGGATGAAAGTCTCTAAACTTTTCTACCAAAAGGGACTGTGTTGGAACTGTAGAGTTTTGCTCATAATAATTTTTTATAAAGTCCCATACGTCTTTATGAGTTCTAAACAAAGTATCTGGGTTTGCCTGAAACAGCACATGAATTTGCTTATCATTTAAAACTGCAGATAGTACCTTTGCTTCTAAATCAGACATTACCTATTTAGCCATTCCTTTGCTTGTTCTCTTAACAACTTTCTTGTTGCAAGATCCTCTTCTTTAATTCTTTTTGCATCATAAACTTTATCAGCATTATTTACTAACCATTTCCAAGTTGGGGATGCAGACACACTGACATAGTATTCAATCAGATCATAACTTTGCTCTATACCGTATGATTCGATCAACGAGTCTGCAGCCCACTGCTGGATGTGAATGTTGATGTTTTCTTCGTTTAAGTTTTTTTCTTTAAGTAATTTCTTATATCTAGATATTAGTGCAAAGCGATCTTTCTTATCCGCCACTAGTCCTCTAGTTCTTTCTTAGCTTCTTCAACCTTTTGAATTACTTTATTTTCTACAAACTCATATACTCTATCAAGAGCCTGATCTGTATTTTCTCCACTACGAACAAAATCTGTAATTCCAATATCAATTCTTAGACTTTGAAAATT